CTTTAGAAGGATAGCTAAGATGTGGAGCGGCTATCTGGAGCAGGATATATCACCTTCCGATGTCTGTGTTATGATGGTGCTTCTCAAAGCTGCTCGTCTGCGCCACAAACTGAGCGACGATTCGTTTATCGACATGGCTGGCTACGCTGCCCTAGGTAGCGAGGTGGGCGATGACTGAGGTACGCTACCAGCCCTGCCCTGACTGTAAATCGTCTGACGCTCTCACCATCTACGATGACCATACCTACTGCTTTAGCTGCAACACCTACACTGTCCACGATGCGCGAGGCAGTAGAACTATAAATAAGAAAGCGAGGCCAACTGTGGTGGAGTGGAAAGACAGGAATATAAGCTCATCTGTATTACGCTTTTACGATGTCAAAATCAAAGACGATGACACCGTGGAGTTCCCTTACTACGACGAGGACGGTCTACACCTAGGCTCTAAATTCCGCTCCCGTACCAAGAGTTTTTACACTCGCGGTAATTTTAACGAGGCTTCCCTGTTTGGGGTTCACACTTTGAGCAAGTCTGTCAAGAAGCGCGACACCGCTGTTATCGTGACAGAAGGTGAGGCAGATGCTCTGGCAGCGTTCCAGATGATGAACCGCATCTCGCCAGAGGCTAAGACGTTCACCAATACTACCGCGCAGCGCAGACTTATAACTGCACTGTCTATCAAGAGCGGTGTGGCAAGCGCGGAGCGAGACTTTAGAGAAAACCTACAGCTACTGGAGCAGTTTGAAAAGGTGTATGTCTGCTTTGATAACGACGCTGTAGGGAAAGAAGCTGCTCTAAAGTGCGCCAAGCTTTTATCACCCGGAAAGGCTTTTGTAGTCAACTTAGAGCTAAAGGATGCTTGCGAGTACACAGGTACAGACCGTGATACGGAGTTCCTCACCCATGTCACCACCTCTTCCTGCTACACTCCTAGCGGTATAGCCAACGCTGCTGACAACTTTGACTCTCTCTGGGACACTAACAACATCACCAGCATCCCCTTCCCTTGGAAGGACTTACAGGAAAAGACCTTGGGCATACGCTCTAGGGAGATCGTCACTTGGGCCGCTGGTACTGGCGTTGGTAAAAGCTCCCTGCTGCGCGAGTTGCAGCATTTTTACCTGAAGGAAACTGATAAGAAGATCGGCATTATAGCTCTGGAAGAGAGTTTAGATCGTACCAAGCGCGGCATACTTGCAGTCGAGGCTAACGATAGGCTCCACTTGAACGAGGTGTTTGAGAAGTACGAAAAGGAAGACATTAGGAAGTACTTTGACGCTACCTTGGGAACTCGTAGGGTCTACCTATACGACCACTTTGGTTCGATGGAGATGGGAGACTTGCTCAACCGTGTTCGCTATATGGTGGTCGGGTTGCAGTGCGAGATAATCTTTATAGACCATTTGTCAATTCTGGTGAGCGGTATGGACATAGCTGACGAGCGTAAAGCCATAGACCGCACCATGACGCTGCTGCGCCAGCTAACAGAGGAGACAGGCTGTGCTATCCACTTGGTCACTCACCTGCGCCGCTTAGGTTCTGACAGGTCACATGAAGCAGGTGTCGAGGTAAACTTGTCCCACCTTCGCGGAAGTCACGGTACGAGCCAGATCAGCGACACCGTTATAGGAGCGGAGCGCAACACTCAGGACGATGACCCTATAGAGGCGAACACTATCACCCTACGAGTGCTCAAGTGCCGCTACACGGGCGATGTGGGGCTTGCAGGTAGGCTGTTTTACGATAAGACTACTGGTAGGTTACAGACTGCTAAGGAGGATTTTTGATGGGCAAGCGTAGTAATTTTGAGCGGAACCCTAGAGACTTCTACCCTACTCCTTATGAAGCTGTAGTTCCCTTGGTTCCTCACCTTCCTTCAGAGTATAGCTTCTACGAACCCTGCGCTGGTGATGGTCAGCTTATTACCCATCTGGGGAAACACGGTGGGCTTTGCAACCATGCTACTGATATCGAACCGCAGGGCATGGGGATAGGCACTCTTGACGTATTTGATACCAAATTTGTCCACTCTGATTATATTATTACCAATCCACCTTGGAGCAGAGAAATACTGCACCCTATAATTAAGCACCTGTCTAGTATCAAACCAACTTGGTTACTTTTCGATGCCGATTGGATGCACACTAAGCAAAGCACTCCTTACATGACACTGTGTAGTAAAATTGTAAGTGTGGGTAGGATCAAATGGTTTGGTAACATGACAGGTAAGGATAATTGTGCATGGTATTTGTTTGGTAAAGAAACCAGTAACACTAATTTTTACGGGAGAATCTAGAATGGCCTTGAAAAGTTTTGCAAAAGAGCGTAAGGTAAGACGTAGATCAAGGCTAAGACCTCTTAACCATCAGAAGAAGCTTGGCCCTAATAGTTGCCATAAGAATAATAAAAGAAAGCGAGGACAAGGTGGATAAACCACTAAGCAAGATGACCGTAGAGGAGCTACGGGCTGAGCGGGACACGCTCTGGGACAAAATCAACGCCGTGTTAGCTGGTGCTGCCGCAGGTGATGAAGGACATCTAAACCATAACCTAATGCTGGTAGCTGGTGAACTTCTGGACCGTGGGGAAGGGTGGTTGAAAACGCCATGAGAAGCTGTGCTATAGATATCGAAACCGATGGGCTTACCCCCACCAAAATCCACTGCCTAGTGGTGAAGCAGATGGAAGAGGGTGTTGCATCCCTAGGAACTACCCATGTATTCACAGAATCTCCCGGTGTACAGGAGTTTTTAGAGCGTTTCGACAGAGTGATAGCTCATAACGGCGTAGCGTTTGATTTCCCCGTCCTGCAAAAGCTGTGGGGGGTTGACGTAGGTGATTATAGGGAGCGCGACACTCTTATACTCTCTAGGATGACCAAGCCAGACCGCAAGGGTGGGCATAGCTTAAAGTCTTGGGGAGAACGCTTAGGGTTTGAGAAGATGGCATACGATGGCGGTTGGAATCGGTGCAGTAACGAGATGATAACGTACTGCACCAAGGATGCAGAGCTAACGGCAAAGCTGTATGACCATTTGTTTTCCGAATCGCACAAGTTTTCCTACGTTTCCATACAGGATGAACACGCTATGCAGAAGCTTGCTACTAAGGTGGAGCAGACGGGCTTTGGTTTCGACTTGGAACAAGCTTATAAGCTCTATGCCAAGCTTCTCAAGCGGCAGCGAGAGATAGTACAGGAAATGCAGGACGTATTTCCCCCTTCTATCGTACAGCTAAAGACTAAAACCAAGCTCGTCCCTTTCAACCCCGCTAGTCGCAAGCAGATAGGCGAGAGGCTAAAGCAGCGCGGTTGGAAGCCCAAGGAGTTTACCCCCACAGGTCAGCCGAAAGTAGATGAGAGTACCTTAGAGGGTTCTGACATACCAGAAGCCAAGGTTCTAGCTACCTACTTTATGCTACAGAAGCGCACAGGGTTGCTAGATTCTTGGATAAAAGCGTCTGACGGTGACAGAGTACGGTGTAACTTCCACACTCTTGGGGCCGTGACGCACCGCATGAGTTGCTCTAACCCAAATTTGCAGCAGATACCGTCCATGCGTAAACCGTATGGGGAGGAGTGCCGTAAACTTTGGGTAGCTGACCGTGGAAGGGTTCTACTGGACACTGATGCCAAGTCTCTGGAACTGCGAGTTCTAGCTCACTACATGAATGACCCTGACTTTACCAAGGATGTTCTGGAAGGGGATGTGCATAGCGAGAATCAACGTAGAGCAGGGTTGCCCACTAGGGATGCTGCAAAGACCTTCATCTACGCCCTCTGCTACGGCGCGGGTGATGCTAAACTAGGTACTGTGGTAAACGGTACTGCTAAAGACGGTAAGGAGCTTAGAGAGAGGTTCCTGTCCAACCTACCGGCCTTCACCAAGCTTCGCAAGGCTGTTACTCGAAAGGGCGAAACATCTGGGCATCTTAACGGCATAGACGGTAGAGTGTTGCACGTTAGACACCCACACGCTAGTCTTAATACTTTAATACAAGGCTCGTCTGCTGTACTAATGAAGAAATGGTTTATGAATGTAGCAGAAAGTCTTGAAAATATTAGAGAATACTACTCTGAAATAGTTGCTATGGTACACGATGAGTTGGTCATAGAAGTTGATGAAAAATGTGTTGACACTGTGACCGAATCTGTTAAACTAGGTATACAGCTTGTGAACGAAAACTATGATCTAAGATGTCCACTAGACTGTGATATTATAACTGGAAATAACTGGAGTGAGATACATTAGCATGAAAGCAAGAACTCAGTTTCAATATCTTGAGGGTAGTTTACAATACCCTTTCATCTTTGACCGCAAGGACAATTTCGACAACTATAGCGTAGCTGTGGTGTTGTCAGGCGATCAGCTTATCAAAGCCAAGAAGATTGGCTTGAAGGTGAAGGCTGACCCTGACAGGTTTGACGGTCTTCCCTATGTACAGCTTAGGTCTAACTACCAGCCTGAGTTGTTTAACGAGAACGGTGAGCCTTACGACGGGCCTACTATGATATCTAACGGCTCTCAGGGTGTTGTAAAGATCACCCAACGGCCTTACGATAACAAGTATGGCAAGGGTGTAAGCACCTTCTTCTCTGCTGTGAAGCTCACAGACGTTATCCCCTACGAGCCTGACGGGGAAAGCGGCAAACCTTCTGAATTTTAGCGGGTATGCCTCGTCGCGCTTACGGGCATTGGGATGTCAAGCACGTTGGCAGGTTTGACCCCGATGCCCACTTGGGCTTTGTTTACCAGATAACAAACAAGGTAAGCGGTAAGTCCTACATAGGGTGTAAACATCTGTGGAAGTTTAGCAAGGGGAAGCGTGTACGAGCAAGCGAGTGGCGCAAGTATTGTAGTAGCTCCAAGTATGTTCTGGAAGATGTTAAGAAATTAGGTAAACGTAAGTTCAAGTTTGAAGTACTTATGCTGTGCGATAACAAGCGCAACCTGTACTATAACGAAATGAAGTTGCAGGTAGAGCTTGGCGTACTGGAGAACGAGGACTACTACAACGCTAACATAGGCGGTATACGTTTCTACAGACCTGTTAAGAGCTATATGACCAAGGAGCTTAGGGATAAGTTCAAGGGAACGAACAACCCTGCCTATAGAGGTTCCTTCCTAGTCAGCTACTACGGCGGTTCTCAGGAATGGGTGCGAGACATTACTGTGAAAGATTGGTGCGATGAAAACGGGTTGAGTCACCAGAGAATTTCAGATCTTCGTAGAGGTAAGATAGGCAAGCATAAGGGGATAACAGCGGTGGAGTACAGTGATGAAAAAAATTGATACGCTAGTTGAGGACATATACGGTTTACTCAGTAACGGAACGTCCTCTCCAAACCAAGAATACCTGTTTGGCATGGCCTCGTCCATGATTGAAGGTGTGCGTAGGCAGCTATGGAGTAGCACCAGCGGTAGGAAACCTGCTCTCCGTATGTCCAACCTAGGCAAGCCGTGTAACCGCGCTCTCTGGTACGATATCAAGGGAGAGCATGAGCCTGAACCTTTACTTCCTCAGACCAAGCTCAAGTTTATGATTGGGGATGTTGTGGAAGCTGTTATCCTGTATCTAGCCAAGGAAGCTGGTCATAATGTGGAAGATCAGCAGAAGCAGATCGAAATAGACGGGATAAAAGGCCACATTGATGCCGTAATTGACGGTCAGTTGACCGATGTCAAGTCTAGTTCTAGCTACGGGATGAAGAAGTTTAAGAACGGTACGCTACCCGACGATGATTCGTTTGGTTACATCTCTCAGATCAGCGGGTATGCTAATGCTCTGGGTAAGGATAGCGGAACCTTCTTGGCCTTCGATAAGAGTAGTGGGGAACTGGCTACCTACACCCACTCAGAGCTTGAGGACACGCCTAAGCGCATCAAAGAGGTGCGGAAGGTACTGGAAGGGTCTGAACCCCCTGAGAGACCGTTTGAGGCGGTTCTGGACCGTGCTACTAAGCGCAATAAGTTGGGCATAAACTGCTCCTACTGCTCCCATAAAAAGGACTGCTGGAAGGCAGAGGATGTCAACTTAGAGTTCAAGAGCGGTAGACCAGTATGGTTCTTGGGTAAAAAGAAGGCTAAGGGTTCCAATGCCTCAACTTTCTGATGAAATGCTAGGAGATATCGCAGAGGCGCACTCCCCTGAAGCCATAGTAGAGATTCTGGACTTGGATAGTCTGGAACTCCTACTTGCCTTCAGGGAGCGTGTCCAAGAACAATTAATCAAATTTGAGGTGAGGCCCGTTGACTGCCATGAAATATAATTCCAGCGAAAACCCACAGTTCCGCTCCAAGTTCTCTGAAGATATTTTCAACCACAAGTATGCTCACGATGGGTGCGATACTTGGGCAGACCTAGCCAAGACGCTGGTCAGGGATGTTTGTGGTGACTTCATAGACAAGCCCCTTATGTCCAAGGACGATCAAGACCAGCTTATAGAGTACATCACAGACCTGAAGTTTATCCCCGGCGGTAGGTATCTCTACTACGCTGGCAGGACTAATAAGTTTTTTAACAATTGTTATCTACTCAAGGC